TATATCTCTCAAACACTTCAAGTTGTGCTTGCTTAGCATAAAGGTTAAACTCAAATGGAGTTACATATCCTCGATTGTCTTTAGCTAATATAGATAGAACTGTATTTCTAACTTCATTTATCATCGAAATGTCTTTTTACAAAGATAAATAAAAAAAGGCACTTAATAAAAGTGCCTCTTCCTTTCTAGTTTGATAACTTATTAAGCAATAGCTACAGATGTAATTAACTGTTGAGTTGCACCAACCAATGGTAATGCAGGAACAATAATAGCATCAGGATTTGATGCTGCGCTATTAGCTAAAGCTAAAGCATTAACTACAGCATAGTGAGATGAATAAGTAGCATCAGCAGTAGTAAATGTAATTGTAATTACATCAGCAGTAGCAACACCACCAATAGCGGTAAGAACTAATGTTGATGTAGATGGCATTGTAATTAAATAATCAGCATTAGCTGAAATTAATGCCTTTGGAAGTGCATCAGCAGCTCCAATCGTAAATTGCAAAAATTTTCTGTTCATTTTTAAAACGTTTTAAAAGTTAATAACGATGCAAATATACTAATTATTTGATAACTTATCGTCCAAGAACTGATACAGCTCAATACCTTCATCTGAATGTAAATATGAAGCTAAAACAGATGTTGCATTGTCACCAAATGGAATAGTTAACAATTTCTTTTTGTTTTCTTTCAAATTGAAATACAAGTCCTTTCCATTATTCTTTAATACCAAATAACCATCTGATATAGCTCTAGCTGCTATGTTGTTTATTTTTAATGATGGGTCATTTACAGCTTCCAAGAAATCTTGTGGATATCTCTTAGCATAAATCATCATGTCTCTTTTAATTTCAGAACTACTCATTTTATCAACTTGTCCACCAACTAAAATACGAGCAACAGCTTCTAATGTATTAAAGTCATTTGCAGCCAAATCTCTAGCGGCCAACTGTGCATCAAGTTCTGAATAAATTGATTGAATATCTTCTTCAGCATCTTTTTCATTGTCAAATTCAAAAAATTCACTTCCATTACCAGGATGGTAATGTAAGAATTGTTGTAAAACTGGATTTGTTCTAGGAACTGTCAAAACACCATCTTCAAATACAATTGGTTCAACAATTACATTTTGGTCTTGCTCTTCCTGAAAAGGAGTATTTGAGTTTCTTGCGTAACGAAGTGGGTGATTTGTATTAGTTTCTTGACAATAGTAAAGTAAACGTTGTCTAGGTGTATCCTTTGAAGATATATAATAAGACAAAGGTGATTGATTGTTTCGCAGAATATAAGTTCTGTCTTTTGGTTCGAGAGCAACTCTCTTAATTGTTAATTTTTCCATTTTATATAATTTAAATTTTTAAAATAGAGAGGGCCAATAAAGACCCTCTCTGTATTTATTGTGTGTTTATTCTTATCCTTTGAAGATAAAGAAGTTGTTTGCACCAAGTGTACAAAGAGCTCTTTCAGACAAGAAGTTAACCTCCATTGCATCAAGATCGCTAGTTGCAGCACCACCAGCAGAACCAGTCATCCAAGTTTTGTAACGTCTGTTCTCAGCTTCAGAAGCTCGGTAACGAACGTGTAAGAATGGACGTTTTGCGTTTTTACCAAGAACTTGGTCATAAACTGTAGTTGTACCAGCAGGAACTAAAACTCCGTTTACAGCTCCACCAACTAGACCACCACGAAGAGTAGCATCGTTAAGATATTTCCAGTCAGTTTTGTAGAACTCATAACCTCTACGGAATCCTGTGAATCCAAGATTTAAAGCCATTTGCTCGCTGTTATCGAATAATCCGTAAGATGTACCACCAACTCCGTAAGAGTTTTGAGCAGCTAACATATCATCGATATCGAAAGAGAATTGACGATTCAAGAACAATGCATTCTCAGCGATAGCTCCTTGCTTGTCAAGACGTTGTACGATAGTATCAAAGTCAGCCAAAGCAGATGGATTACCACCAGCCCATACATTTCCTCTTGATTCGATAGAAGCAAATAAACCTTGAGTTCCTTTGTTACCAATATCACCAGTTGCAGCTATAGCACCAGAACCAGTTTCAGCAATAACACCTTCTACCATTGCCATTTCAAGATAATCTTCAAAACGTAGACGAGTCTCGTGCTCTGATTTCAAATACCACAAATAACCAGTAGCTCCATTCTCAGTAGTTACCTCAACCCATCCGATTTGAGCCATATCAGATCCTGATACAACATATTTATCTTTGATGATGATAGGAGATACTTCAAAAAAGCTATCTTCAGCTTCTAAAGAACCGCTCATTCCGTTAGCTCCTTTTTTGAATTCAGAACCATAAACGAAAGCAGTAAATGTAGCTCCAGTATCACCTGCTAAGATACCACCTGCATTATAGAAAGCTACTGTAAAACGATCAGAAGCAGGTAAAGCAGTGATAATACCTTTGTAAGATGAAGATGCAGAAGCATTGTTTGATAAGAATACAGTTTGACCTATTCGGAAAACACAAGTTCCTGTACCAATGTCAAAAGTTACAGAGTCATCACCACCTGAAGCACCTACAGCTGTAACAGCAGTATACTTAGTATGTAAACGACCTTGCTCCGCCCACTTAATTAAGTCAGAGTTAGAAGGGATTTCAGCACCAACCATACGCAAGAAAGATGCGATAGATCGGTTTCCATAACGCTCAAATTCTTGCTCATAAGTATCAGGAAGATACTGATTCAAGAAATTGAAGTTAGTGATGTAGTTTGTAGGCAATGTTGCCTTAACGGAGCTAGGTGTAATATTTACACCAGGACTCGCTTGTAATGTACCAGCCATTTTTTCTAATTTTTGTTTTTGTTTCTAATTACTAATCTGTTGCCACGATCATCATCTATAGCTGTAACTTTGAAACCTGGAGCTGGTGTAACTTGTGTAGCTTGTCGAGTCATATCAATATTTTTTGACTCTTTAGCCACATTGTCAACCGCATCTGCCATTCCTTTCTCATAAAAGAACTTGGCAAACTTCTCTGGGTTCGAAGCCACTGCAATAGCACGATGGAAAGATTCAGCGTCCTTAAGATAACCTTCATCATTTAAAAACTTTGATACAAAGTTCTGAAGATTAGATTGCTCTTTTAGTAGGTCAGGTGCTTCAGATGGTTTATAAACTAATTTCTTATTCTCATCCAAACTAAATCCGAAACCTTCGAACTTTTCAGAGAATAACTCAGAAGTTTTGTCAGCGAAATACTTTGACCTTTTTGCTTGCTCCTCCTCCGCTTGAGTCGTAGCTTGTTTATAACTCTTGTAAGCTTCGTAAGTTTCTTTTTCTTCTTGCGGAACAAAAGATTCTCTTGACTCAAGAGGAACTTTATACTGTTCTTTTAATCCGTTAAAGTACTCCTTAGCTTTAGTGAGTTCTTTTTTCTTAGCCAACTGCTTTTTCTTAATCTCTTTCTCGTCATCAAAGTCTGGATCATATCCAAACTGAGTATCAAGATCGAATTTAATATCATCAATATCAAGATCTCTATCTTTGTTCTTGCGATATTCAAATAGCAATTGGTCCTGATCCATAGAATCATAGTCTTTATTTAATTGAATAAAGTCCTCGATACCACGACCAGTTTCTTTTTTATATTTCAAATAGGTAGCAACCTCTGGATCTAAATCATCATTGCTTGATCTTTGCTCAAACAACTCGTCAAGATTGCTAATCTCTTTGTTATATCTTTTTCCAATATATGAAAGAACTTTGTTGTCGTCTATCTCAATCTCTTGAGGTTCAACTGGTGTATCTATTGGTGCACTAACATCAACTTTATCAACAGGTGGCTCATCTTGAACTTGTCCTGTTTCTTCAGCATGTTCGTCCAACAATTGCTGTTCTATCTCTGCAACTGACTTCTCCTCGAACTCAACTGCTCTTACTTTAAATTCTCCTTCCATTTTATTAAATTTATTTTTTTACAAATATAATAATTATATTTTATTACGTATAAACTGCTAATAATGGCTAATATATTATGCAAAAGCATATAATTTTAGGCAATATAGCTAATATATTATGCATGAGCCAAAATAAAGATTTTTTTTGATGTTTTGGCTGTTTCTCAGTTGCCAAATCTGGAAAAATTCATGCAATTTGGCAAGTAAATAATCGGTAAAAATCCGATTAATCTAGGTCTATGTTGTCATAAAACATAGCGTCTGAATCTTCAGTATGCCACTTATCAAACCCTTCGCAGTTAAACCAAGCGTTATTAACCAAGTAGTCAGGCTTAGATGGAAACTCTTTTGTAACAAATGAAGGCTCATACCAACGTACTCTATTGTTTGGCTGTAAGGCTATCTGACCGTTATCAAGTAATATTATATGATGTGATTTGTGCTCTAGTGGATCTTCAGCCAATGTAATATCAGTATTTATATCGTTAGACCCCCAATTTATTGTAGCGTAATAAGTTCCTTTGTGCCACTGCCTATCTTTCATATATACATCAACATTTGTATCATACACATAAGAAAGTTGTGTCAATGTAAAACGATAGCTAAAACAGTTCCATATCTGTAAGTAATGGAAAGGTAGATCGGGATTTGGTAACTCTGGTTCAGTTAGTAACGCATGGCTAGGTAACTTATCTCTCATAACACCATTCTCAAGTAAAACTTGAAATAATGCAGCTTGACCTGGCATACATCTTACCGATATAATTACGCCTTCTGTAAATTCACCATACCCTTTTTTAAATTGATACATGTACTCATTTCTAACGAATACCTTCAAAGGAAAAAAATTATGTTCTATATATGCCACTATTTAGGACTAAATGATTCTAAATCGAAGCCATCCAAAGAATCTTCACTCGATTCGAAGTTCAATGGTGGTAAGTTATTCTTTCTTTGATTAATTAATTCAGATTGTCTTGTTGCTTGAAGATCAACTCGCTTATCTTTAGCTTCTTCTTTTTTCTCTTCTCGCTTCATTAAGTTATCCGTCTCAATACCCTTTAACTGCATATTGTATTGGAATTCTTGATCCATTAATTGAGCTTTAATAGCTGCTTCAGCTTGCATTTGTTGAACAGCAAAATTCATCTCAGCCTCTCTTAACTGAATCTTAGACTGAGCTTCAAGTTGAATCAATTGAGCTTTAGATTCAGCAGCAGCTTGTTGAGATTGAATGTTACTTTGCATTTGCATTTGGAACTGCATTTCTTGTTCTTTCTGCTTCTGCTCCATTCTCTTTCTTCTCTTCAACTTTAATAACTCATTTGCTAACTTAATATTGTTAATCATTCTAATATCAATAGCATCCTCTAAGTCGATTGTCTGTTGTTGTAATGAAACTTGAATATTTGCCTCAAGCATTTGTTTTTGTTCTTCATCTGGAGCTAACTCGATAAAGATACCAAAGTCATGCAAATAAAGATCCTTTATGTCATTAAGTATCGCAACATTATATTTACCAATCTGCATTGCAAACTCTTCAGCAAAGTCAGAGTACTCTAATATATCAGCAACTCTTATAGATAGACATTCAGCTAATCTTTTTGTTATATTTAAACCACCTTCTAATATATGTCTAGTAGCTGTATTTGAATTCAATGCAGCTAGCTTCTGAACTCCAACCAAAGCGTCAGGACTAGGTGTAGACCCATCCCTTACCTCATTAATACCAGTCACATCACGTATCATATTTAGATAGTGATTATAGTTACCTATCAATGCAGCCATTTTTGATTGACCACTATTTGAATTCAACTCTTGTATAGGAACTCTAGCATTATTAAACTCACCATCTTGCGTGTAACTTCTACCAATAACACTACCAGTCTGAAAATATAGTTTTAAAGCGTCCTCTGGATTGTATGCTGCTCCAGTTCCTAGGTCAACTTCATTGATACCATCAGCGTCAATAAACACCCCATCAGGAACTACTCTATTCATTACTTGCTGTAACTTTAAGTGAGTCAATTGTATCTGATCAGCAAAAGGAATCATACGTCTTACTAATGACTCAGTATTTCCTTTATACATTCTAGGTGCGAACATTACATAGTTAGGAAGTGCTCTTTGTGTAGCTGACTTAGGTCTAACCATGTTCTTCATCATGTCCCACTTCAGCATAATATTAGAACCACCTACCAATATACCTTCATACCATACATCACGAACTGTCTCAACTTTTTCAAACATCATTCCTTCCTCAACAGGAGGATTGAATGTATCATTCTTTCTGATAACTCGCTCACCACCATTCTCAAGAATTTTCTTCTTCCAAACAAATCTTTTAGTGGTTTTATAGTTTAAATAAAGTAATGTTACAACCTCATTTAAGAATGCATCATCTTGATAGTTTCTAATAATAGGAAAGTAGTCATACCAAGCAGATGAAGCATTACGTATTTCTTTTAATTGATCGTCAGTTAAGTTTGGATTAATTTTTAAAAGTTCAGTATAATGAACTTGCTTAACCTCACCAAAGTAATAGCAATCTGAAAAGTCATTCAATTCAGTGTAGCTATGAATGAAGTTTGCAGGATCTACATAATCAACTTTTAATCCATCGTTAACTAAAAATGTATGTCTTGCAACAGCCTTACCCAAAACAGTTAAATCATAATCGATTAACTTCTTTATTTTTGAGTATTCATTCATTTTAAGAATAGTGTCAATAGCAACCTCCTCAGCAATCTCTATAGAAGGTTTATATTTTAACTGCATATATAATGAAAGCTCTTCATCATTCTCAGGCAACTCATCAGGATTAACATTAAAGGCATCAATACCAAATTGATCTTTTGTCATCTGTAAGAAATCTTTAGCTATCATGTCAGCCTCAATCATATCTTGAAATATGTTTTTCTTTTCAGCAGACATAACATCTTGAGATTCAGCTTTAATTGTAAAAAGCCTATCATTCATTCCGTTGACAACAATATCAACAAACTTAGGTATAATAGGAATTGGAGTCCAGTCTAAATTTAACATAGACATATCTCCATTTACTGATAACTCATCCTTATATTTTTGTACAGGTTGTTCACCTCTTGCGTATAATCTTAAACGATGGAATTCACCCCATTGATCATAGAACCGACATGTATTTGCTTTACGTTTAAACCACTCACCCTCAATAGACTTGGCTACCTTTAATCCATACTCGGTAGTTGACTTTTCCTCGTCACTAGCCATTTGATTTGGAAATGGTGATTGATAAATTACAACTGATAATTTCTCCATTATTTTAGTATTTCGCTTCTAATTCCACGATTGTCGTATTTTACAAATTTAATACTTATTTTCGATTCTTTTTTCTCTGTTTCAAATAAATGCTTACGTGTAGCCATTATAGCTAGACCTGAGCTAATAGAAGCATCATGTTTTGTTCTATTATTTGGATCAAATCTAGCCCAATCTTCTAAAGTCTTTGTAAAATACATAGATCCCATACAGTCAGGATCTCTATAAGTTCCCTCAGTATCAAGACCCACATACTCCTCAATATATGTCTCAATTGCTGACGCATGTGCCTGCCTTACGTCTTCAGATGAGTTAGGTATACCACCTATCTCTATCTCAGTCTTAGACAGCTTTGTCTTATGCTTGTCAGGTCTATTCATTGAGTAAGCCCTATATCCTCTGTTCTTAAAATGATACAACAACCTAGCCTTATTGTTCTCAGCTAATAATGGCATACCATAAAAAATACAAGCCATTAAAACATCTTCAAAAAATATCTCAGCAGTCTGAGGTCTTGCTATATATTCTAAAAAGAACTCATTCGTTGGTGCTTCCTCCATATGAAACTTAGTCATACCATGTAACGCACCATTCGAACCTCCTCCACCAACAACTCCTGATATGTCATAAGGGTCACATCCAAAAGCACCCATGTGCTCATTACCAGGATACTTTTTCCCACCTCTTGTTATAACTCTATTTCTCAGTTGCTGATTTGGAATCCAAGATACTAAAAATCTACCATTCTTATCAGGTGTCCAGACTACCTCACTATCTAACTTACCATTCTTCCAATGGAAATAACCTCTTGTTAAAACGTGATCCTTAATCAACGAATCATTGTAGTCAATCTGTTGGTATATCTTTGTCAAGTTAAATACTGACTGTTTTGATTCATCCCTAAATGCATGTGATTCAGTCCTTGGAAACTGTCGGTAAAATTCATTCAATGCATCTGAGTCACTTTTCAATGCAGCAACCTCATTATTCCACCAAGTAATAACTCCTTGAGATATCATCTCTCCATCAATACCCTTTACTGATTTCTCAGGATCTTCAAATACAGGCCAACCATATTCATCTATATACCCCTCAATATTCCACTCCATTGGTATAAATAAAGAATATAATCCACTTTTAGTTTGTCCATTGGCAGACTTTGATGTTGGATTGCTATCGTTATATAACTTCTTAAAGTTCTCTCCACCCTTTGACAATGCATTTGATGTAGAACCCATCATACACTTACCAACTATCTTACTACCTAATCTAAGACATGTCTTTGTTACTCGCCAGTTGTTTAATATATTCTCAGGCTTCTCCCATTTACCACTTTCGTCATGAACAAGCATTAATAACTTCTCACCGTCATAACTGTTGTCAGCTGTGTTCTTCCAGTCAATTGTTGTATCAAGTCCATCAATATCATCTTGATTCTCTTGATCCATATTCTTACGAGTAATCTTACTAGCAGGAACGCGAAACGCTAACTCAGTCTTTGGATTGTCCATACCATCCTGAATTGGCTTGAAGAAAAATGGATAGTTTCTTACAATTGGAACAACTTTATCAGTAAACATTTTCTTGGCATCAGATCCTGTCTTTGATAGTATACCAATCCTTGAGTCTCGAACTATTGTGCCTGTATTACTTATCTCAGAACTAGACATAAACGAGAATCCAGAACGCCTGTTCTTTAGGTAACACATACCAAATGACCTATTGTCAGCTTTGCATGCTTCCCAATAAATATAGAATATCCTATTTGATTCTCGGAAGTCAGGTAGACCAATATCAATCTTTGTCCATTGCAAATACATATAATGCGTTCCTGTTATATAAGTAGGAACACTATTATTCATAAACCAATAACCATTCTCCCTTTTGTCAAACTCACCTTCAATTAAGTCAACATACTTTGATTTAAAAGCATTATCTCTTCTATTCCAATCAAATATTGTCTTTATCTTTTGCAGTTCTGATGGATATTCTTGTGGCTTCCACTTATTATCGAAACTTGCAATTTTTTCAGGTTTTGATGGTATAGCTATCTTTACACTATTAATCTCATATATCTCGCCAATAGTTCCATCCTTTGATATAACTACCAAATCATATTTTGGATCATAGCCATACTCCCAAGATTTATTTCTGTTCTTAGTTAGTATTACATTTTTTGCAATATAATCATCAAGTATTTTGTAAAGATTATTTTCCATTTATATATGCTTTTGCAAAAAGTATTTAATGTTACTTCTTTTTAGCTCTTCCTTCTGCGAATCCTCCTGTGCCAGCAGTTACTGTAGTTACAATGTTATTACTTTTGTTCTCCTCCTCCTCAATCTTTTGCAACATATTCAAAGCATCCTCAAATGCTAATCTTTTAGCTGACGCTGCATTCTTTAACTTATCAGCAGATATATCATCCTCAGATCGAGTAATAATAGGTTCTTTTAATACCTTTATTAACTCATCAATTGCAACCTTAGCGGCCTCAAGTATTTCTATTTTTTTAGACATATATTCCGATTATACATTCTATAAATAATCTCGTTATTAATTCTAAACTCATACTCACTATCTGGAGTAAATGATACAATATCACCAACCTCTACTTCATCCAATTCATCATTCTTAAAAACCAATTCACCCCACAACTCCTCAAGCCCATTTATCGGGCTGAATATTTTATCCTCAGATGGAATAGGTCTAATAAAAACAAATGGAGATGGTGCACTCCAAAGGTTTTTATCTTTGGAGTATAGATACACTTGCTCAGGCTCAACTATAAATAGGTCATCCTTTAAATGATGCCAACTACTCTTCTGTCTGCCTCGCATATCATAGTAAAACTTAAAAACATTGTGATGCACTACCACAATGTCTTTAGGTGCTATTGGCCCATTATAATAAATTGGAACAGATACTACTTCTGCAAATCTATTTGATACAGTATGATCTTCTTGGGAGGCACTTACAATGAACTCAGTTTGTCCGTAAGTTCTTATGTTGTCATACCTCCTACCATCAATTGGCTTGATGATAAAACAGTATGGTGATTTCATTAGAAATTTATATTAAATTCAATTGATACAGGCACATTATTTGAAAACTCTTTCCACAGAGTAATCTCATCATCCTTAATTATATATAGCTTTACTCCGTCCTCATTTCTTATAATTTGATAGATAGAATAACTCTTATCAAGAACTTCCTGACCAACAGTGTAGTTCATTGACTTCATATAGTCAGGACCAACCGATATCTTTCTAATTATATTCACCTGTCTGTAGATTGATAGTAATGTCACCATACTTAGCAACAATCTCTTCTTGATACTTTGCTAAATCATGGGCAGCTATTTCTAAATTAGATAACGTTGATTTCTTTTTGCTTTTAAGTCTTTCGAATGAAAGCTCAATGTCAGCAACCTCAAATTTTAAATCTCTAAAACTTCGGTTTAGCTCTGTCAATTTAGACAGTTCATCTTGTTCAATTTTTTTCATTTTATTAAATTTTATATTGCAAATATAGCAATTATATGCTAAATTTTCTTACTGCGCGAACGTAAAAAGAACCAGATTTACCATTTTCAAACATATAATCACTATTAAATCCATATTGATAGGCATTTCCAGGACTAGTAGATTCAGTACTACTCCAATATATATTATTTGAAATTTGTGAAGCACCAGTTATTGAACCAAAAGAAGAATTTCCTGATAAAGTTATATTTAAGTTAAATCTACTTTTTGAAATTAAACTTAATTCATCCATAGAAGGCAAATACCAATCTGATTTACTATTATTTGTTGAATCCAAACATAACTTAGCAGCTCCACTTGTAAATCCTGATTGACTAACTATTGCATTTGAATTACTTAATCCATCCCAAGTACTTTGAGCAGTTGAACCAATTAATGGCGAAATAACATTACTCCATGCTGACCCTGTGCTCAAATTAGCTGTATCGACAACTAAATAATATTGAACATTGTCATCAATATATCTATGAAAGATAACTCCACCTTCATCCTCAACATACTCACCTATTTCATAAGTAAATACATTATTACTTACATTAGTCATGTCAAACTGAACTTGATCACCACTTGAATCGCTTCCAAATAGTTTATCACCTGCTTCAGGTGTCTTAACTGGATAATTATTTACTTTCATCTGCCTTGTCCTTTATATTGTTTTTTATAATTCTTAGAGCTCTTAGTCTTAGAGGTCTTTGTCTTAGCATGAACACCTGGTCTACTTACCTTTGGCTTTGCTATAAATGATGATATATCCTTCTGCTTTTTCATTACAAGCTCTTTAACATCTCAATTACTCGCGGACATGGATACATGTCAGACTTGTCAGTCCTAACTGAATTGTGAGTGAATATACCATCCTCACCTTTTAATGCCCTCGGAGTAATATCCCAAATGTCCTCGTTATATTCTCTAGGTATATTGTAAGTATCACACAGATATTCAACAAGATCTTTTAAACTATCGATCTGCTTATCTGTATACTTCTGCCAATATATATGCCCTTTATATGGCTTATCTAAAGTTGTTACATCACTCGGATCAACAACACTATTTACATATGTATAGAACTTACCGTTCTTTAATTTAAGTGGACCAAAGTTACATACCTCAATACCTACTGAAAACTTGTCAAGAGATTTATATGGCACATTATGCTTTGTGAAAATGTTCTTCTTTAAACCAAGATGGTATGCCCACTCTCTTGATGAAAAACACTGAACGATTGTGCCATTACTACCAATAACAAAAGCAGTAGCTACTCTGTCAGATGTATTGTCCCAATACTTAGCAACTGCAACTGGATTACCGCCACCTGCTGTGTGATGTAAATATATCTGATTCTTAGGAGTCTCGTCCTGAAAATACTGAGTCTTTTTTAATCGACTCTGAACTATTTTTGTTGTATCTAAACTCATGATAATTTATCTGCCTCTTCTTTTGCTCTTGTTACAAAATGTCTTAATGATTTTAATAAGTTAGTTCCTGTGACCTCCTCATATTTCTCATTGATAGATTTAACCTCTACAGCCACACAGAAAAATGCTACTATCTTTGTCATTACTAAATCAACAGCTATAAAGTGAGCAAGTAAATCAGCAGCTATATATTTCTCTAACAAGAATACAAACAATATAGCTCCACAATAAAGAAGTGATTTACTTAATACATGTGATAACCTTCTGCTCTTTATAGCCTTCCAGCCTCCCTTTTTAACGCTTCTCCAAATACCAAAGCAAGTATCTAAAATAATTGCAAGTATCGCAATATATATCATTGGCTTTACTGGAGAGATTACAGCTAAGAATGATGTTGCTAAGAGTAATAGTTTTGTTTTCAAAGTAAGTAGTTTTTTATAATTCTGTACGTAATATATATTAGTAGCAAAATTAATAAAATTCCTAGAACATTATTCAACAGTATTTTATACCAAGGTGTCTTTTGATAATACTTAACAGGAATCTTCCTATATACTATTCTTTCTATTGGTTTTTCTATATAAATAGTGTCACATCTTCCATTTATATATACCTTATCTTTTACTCGCCATACCTTTACTTTAATACGATCTTTCTCTAATATAATCGTATCATAAAGCTCCTTTACACTTACAATAGTATCAACTTCAACCTCAGGAACAGTAATACGAATTGTATCTCTAATTGTATCTCTTACAACTAATGTATCATTAGTCAAAAGATATGGATACTTCTTTACTAACCTATCAAATCTTCTTTGAGGCGTGCAGGCTATTATTAAAAAAAGTAATGGAGCAATATATCGCATTAAGCCATATCAATGATGACTTCATACCCTTGTTGCTCATAAGCTATCTTAGCATATTTGTGAGCTGTCTCTAAAGATTGAACTTCACCTTCTTCAAGATTAGCTTGATAACTTCCAATAGGAACATCAGTATAAAGCATTTTACCTTCTGCAAATGTTTCTGCATTAGCAAATGTTGCTACCTCACCTTGAATTGTAGTTCCTGTGAAATCACCTACAAAACGGATTCTACCATAAACCTCTGGTAATTCAATACCTGTTCCTGAGATTGTAATCTTTTTTTCTTCTGTTGCTTTAATTAAAATTGCCATAATATTTTTTTTGTAAAGATAATAAAAAACTATGCAGGTGCAATAACTGAGATTGTTCCTGAGCTACCTCTATATTTCAGTGCTCCACCTTCTACATATAACTGACCACATCCAGCTGGAGAAGTTGTTGGTGCTGTAGCATTAGCCATTGCTAAAACAAACTTTGATGAAGTACCAAATGTATCCTGACCTATTCCCACATTAGCCTGGTCACTAACTACAAATTTATTAGTATTATCACTTTTGCTAAATGTAATAAAATTAGCTCCAGTATTTGTACTTGTTTTTAATGTAAATGATACACCACCTCCACCATCATAATTACTACCACCCATTGAGATATATTCATTTCCAAAAACATCAACAAATTTTAAAAATCTATTTTGACTTGTTGGGTTAACTATACCCATATATCCATTACCTGATGTTGTACCACTTCTTAAGTTATTAAATCTTGCAGTACTTGATGCACCATCTATCTCACCCAACAAACTGAATACACTATATAACTTAATATTAGGAGAATTATAAGCATCACCTTTTGTAATAAGAATTCCTCCATTAGTTGCAGGATTTTCTCTTATCATTTCTATTGCTTGATCCCCTCTAACTGTAAAAAATGTAGCACTATCAGCACTATTCCTAACTCTAAATGCTATGTCAGTTGATAATGCACCTTGTGCTCTAATATCTAATCTTGATCCTGGAGCTGTTGTTCCAATTCCTACATTTCCATTTGGATAACTTATATGTAATCTTGTAACACCACCACCATCAATTATTTGAAATGTATCTCCAGTAGATTGTAAATCATACCAATAGTTAGTTGAACTGCCTATTCTTACATATCTATTAATACCTGTTGTAGATACAATTATATTTCCTGATACATGAAGTTTTTCAGTTGGCACTGCTATTCCAATACCTAATCTCTTATTAGTATTATCCCAATTGAATGCACCATCTTGTTGAACTACTCCACCAGCTTGAAAGAATACTCTACCATCTGTTCCTGATGTTACAGCTGTTGTTCCTACTGTAATACCAGTATTAATAGTTCTCCAAGTTCCATCGCCTGATAAAAATTGACCTATGTCATTCGGTGCTTTAGGTGCAAATCCATGTTTCGATGTACTTACATTATTTGTAGTTATATCACTTGTTGAAAGATTTGCATCTGTAACTGTGTAAGTCCTATCAGCCGATAGATCTTGCGTAGTACCATTAATAGTAATCGTTCTACTATCAGGAACACCTCCATCTTTAATATCCTCAATAGTGTAAACCTCTGATGGACTGTTAGCCTGAGCTGACTTTCTCTCTGTCATATTTACATTTGGAGATATCCCTATGAATTTTGTTCCTACTGGTATGCTCATTTTTAATATGTTTTATTTAATACAAAGATATCTGAATAAATTGAATTAGATGTAGATGCAGCTCCCCACTGAACAGTTACATCTAAAGTATTGCCAACAGTTGTATCGAATGTCGTGCTATTAACTTGGTTAAATGCAAACCCCTCTGTAGCACCATTCGATGTCTTGGTGAAATGAAATGTGCCCAACGCTACAATAGATGCTACACCTGCCGCTCCTAATGCTCTTACTGTAAAATCAATATTTAAAGAGAATACATTATTAGTGATATTCGATATTGTTTTAGCTCCACTGTCAGCTAATATAGTGTTACCGTCCTTAACCTTTATTCTAATTGTCTGATTGTTACCAACATTAATAACACCAGCAATCACAGCCCTAAAGCTATCACCTACCTGAAAACCATTCGCTGGAACAAACAAACTACCTACTCCACCATTTATTAACGATGTCTCTACATTAGTATTAGTTATTATTGTGCTATTGGCCGTTTGAGCGAACAAACCGAAATTTGTTGTAGGTGGAGTTATATCCTCAATTGTATAAACTTCAGTCGGACTGTTAGCCTGTGTGGACTTTCTTTCTACCATGTCTACACCTGGTAAAATTCCTATAAATCTTGTTCCTGCTGGTACGCTCATATCTTATTAATTTTCAAAAGGTGGTGGGGTTGGTTTAGGTTCGTATGGTATCAAATCTAAGTCTTTTACCCAAAGATAATCAGGGTTAACACATTGCTCCATTTCTTCTACTGATATAACCCAATTATCATTCAAGTCCTGAATAGGATTAAAGTAGCTGTCAGGTGCATACCATTGACCGACTAATTCGTCTTTTTGTACCTCTGTAAGTAAACCTACATAGGTTAACTTTTGTTCTGCTGTTAGTTGTGTTAGTTTCATACTTGACGTCCTAAAGTTGTTTGGAATGCTTGTACGGCTGTGTAAAAGTTACCAGCTTCGGTATCTGTTAAACCGTCACCAATAAATGCAAATGCTTGTTCTTTAGTAGAGTAATATTGTTTTGTTCCGCTTGCGTTATTATTAACTCCTAAAGTGTAACTTACATTACCAATAGGAAGTAAAGAAGCTGTTGTTCCTGTTGCTTTTTTAACATTATTTCTCCAAGTATTTACAACATTTGAAGCCGTCCTATTAGAAATATAGAAACCTCTTGAATCAGTATCAGAATAACTTATCCACGCCTGCAAAGAATTAACACGAGCGTATGTAACGTTAGAAAATCTTATAAAAATATTACTACCCGAAGCAGGTGAGTTTCCTTCAGCTCCAATTTCTACTTCAGTACCGTTACTATTAGTTCTTGAATATACACCAAAACTTGTTGAGTTTAATGTAGTATTATTTATTAAGTCTAATTTAGTATCAGCATAAGCATTAGTCCCATTTGGAGTAGCACCCGTTGAGCTATGTGTCCAACCGCCACTAAACACTAATCTAAACGCAGCATCCAAGTCGCGTGGGTCTTTGAGGTTCCATTTATGAGTTGAAGCTGTACCGCCAACAAACGGATACAAAGCCTTCATCTTTGTCCAAATAGAATACCCTTTTAAGTCCAGCACTAACTGATTAATAGCACTTTGTTGAGTAGGGTTAGTAATTGAAGCCGCTGTTATGAATGCTTGTGCGTCAGGATCGTATCCGCCAGCAGCAGTTACACCTCTAGAACCTATAGCGTTTGATATGGATATTTGTAAAGGCATATATTACCAAAGAGCTATAATGTTAGTAGCATCTGTAGTTGACGAAAATACTCGAATAACTTGAATAGGAATAAACGTTCCGTCAGCAACATTAACCAACGTTACATCATCACCATCAGCTGTCATAATTCGCAATGTGCCACCTGTTCCTACATACAATACACAAGGCCATCTAGCCTCATTTGGAGACGCTGTCGCATCACCAGGAAATGGTATGTTTACAGTATCATTAGGTGTTACAGCAGCAGCTCTACTCGTTTGTAATTTTAAATTTGCCATCTTATTTATTTTTTAGTGCTCTTACCATTAGCTCCATTTCGAGCTCTATTGATAGAAGCTTTTTCTTTTACAAAGTTACCATTTTTTTTCTTACTCATGTCAGGACCACCCTTGCCATAAATTCCTTCCTCTCTTCTGACCTTCACATGCTCAGCTCTATATTTCTTAGACTCATCAGTCTTATTCAACTCACGCTGATATTCCCTCCTCTTCTCAGCAGCTTTAGGATTGGCTGCATAATATTTCGATGTCTTACTTGCTCCCATTAGTCTCTATATTTCTTAACCTTACTTGCAATACTCTTTGGCTGCTTAACAACACTACCTGTACCACCACCTTGCCTCTTTGCTCTTGTTGTAGCTGCGTACTCAGAACTGCTTAATGACTTGATAGCCTTCTCAGGTAAATACCTCTCGCCTGTCTCACTGCTAGGCTTACCACTCTTAGTTCGCCACTTCTGATCAGTCCACTTAGTCAAATCATTTGACTTGGACTTCTTGCCGACATATTGGCCGCCTGCGTCTTTATACTTAGCTACTGCCAACTGTGCTTTTCTCGCGGACCAAGACCCTGGCTCACCTCCATTACTGCTAGCCTTAACGCTTGACACAACACGATCCCATAACGCTGGGTTTTTCTTCTTGGCTACAGACATACTAGCTTCCCTTAACCCATTTTTTACTTGGACTCTTAGTGTCACTAGCGGCCCATTTTTCTTTATTAGCCCAATATGCTGCACTCATCTTACCTTTAGCAATGTTCTTAGCGTGACGGCTCTTAAACGCCTCACGCTGACCTACCGTTTGGTTGGTCTTAACACCTTGCTGCCCAAAACGAATAGTCTTTATTTTGTCACCTTCTTTTGCCACAACAATATGACTTTTGGTCGGATGACTGGGCGTTCTCTTGGGCTTATTAAATCCCTCAACACCTGCTCTTTCTAATCTTGGGTCTTTCATTTTTTCTTAACCTTTGGAGACTTCTTTCCATACTCCATAATACGCTCCTTCATAGACTCAGACTTCTCATGTTTAATCATAGCCTTTTTAGAAGGATATACCTCTTTTGTTTTCTTTTCAACTATCTTTTTCATAACTTTGTTTTGAAATACAAATATAATAAAATGATTCCTAAAGTAAAAAAGAAAATAACGTATAGACGTCCAGAAAAATTATACGCTAGAAAAGAAGGTGCTTACGACTTCTTAAAACATTGGACAATTATTAGAAAGTGGGCTATAGCAAACAACGGACTTAAATCAACAGCCGACCTAGAAATGATTCTGTTCCTATACTCAGAAAAACTATTCACCAGAACACAATTCGATAACTACTCAAATATAATGTCTTGGGATCGAGAACGGTTCAACAGACTCCTGAAAGATGATTGGATTTATATTTGGCGCAAACGCAGCCACCAAGAAGCTAACTTATACGAGGTGTCGTATAAAGGGAAAAAGTTAGTTAACTCCATCTATAAAAAATTGCTTGGACTAGAGCCTATACCTGAGTCAGATAGACGTAATGTAGTGTTCAAAGAGAAAGCCCCATTTTCTCACAAGACTCTAGCCATAGCAATTAAAAGACATAACAAAGAACTTAAAGAACACAAACAACGTCCTTCTCTTGAATTACGGTAAGACGTTTGTCATCTATCAAAACGTCATGACCTGCCGCCTTGTCAAAATATATCTCGTTGGCTTCAGTTATACCAGATACCATCGATCCAACAGACAAAACTTTAGCCTTATTATACCTCAACTCACGAGTGTCCTCAACTGTCATTATAAGACCTGAGCTGCGTTCTTTACTGTCAGCTATTTTCTCTATAATTATAAACTTATTTAGAACCTTCATAGTCTCTTACATTTGTGATAATAGCATTTGTACTCATAATAGTTGTTGCAACTGACACAGCATTTAATAGTGCGTTCTTTGTAACTTTGGTCGGATCAATAATTCCAAGCTTCATCATGTCGCCATACTGTTCACTCTTCACGTCATAGCCACATCCAAAGGGTCTGTTAGCCAATATATCGTCACAATTTTTACCAGCATTTGTGACAATCTGTCTAAATGGTGCTTCTAGCGCATCACACATTATAGCAAGTGCAGTACTTGAATAATCAGTAGATATGCTCGCATCCAACAACGCTACACCACCACCAGGCAATATACCATCCTCCAAAGCAGCTTGAACCGCACACACAGCATCGTCAATCCTGTCCTTCTTCTCCTTCTGCTCAATGTCACTCAACGCACCTACATAGATGACACCAACACCACCCGACAAGTTGGCAATACGCTCATTTAAAAACGCCTTGTCCTCAGAATTTGTACTCTCATCACGCATACCCTTCAACTCCTCAACTCTCTGATTGATCGCTTCATCTCTTGACTCGCTATGCATAAATACTGTCATACCCTTACTAACAATAACCTTAACAGCTCTACCCAAATGGTCAAGGTCAATTAACGACAAGTCATCACCAGTGTCCTCAGAGAAATAAACACCTCCCAAAGCGACTGACAGATCCTCCAATAAGTCTTTCTTCCTGTATCCAAACGATGGAGGCATAATAGCACAAGCCTTAATCTTACCTGCCGCAACATTCGCATTTAAAGTATTCAACGCGTTCTGACCTAACTCACCAATAATCAACAATGACTTCTGCTGCGTTACAATTGGTATCAATATCTTCTCTAAATTCTGTATGTTGTTTATCTCATGGTCAGTGATCAAGATATACGGATTGTCTAACACACACTCCTGCTTCTTGTGGTCGTTGATGAATAGTCTTGAGGAATATCCCCTGTCGATCTTCATACCCTTAATTATCTCAACATATGTGCTTGTCGTCATACTGTTCTCAACTGTCACCATGTCAACCTCACTAAAGGCATCAGCGATCATCTTACCTACCTCCCTGTCATTATTAGCACTGATAGTAGCCACGTCAACTAACTTTTTGCCTGATAACTTCTTGGACTTCTTGTCTAGTTGCGCAACAACTTGACCAGTGATCTGATTAATCTCACGTATCACCTCAGTTACATTGTCAGTCTCCGACAAATACTTGTCAGATGCGTCAATAATAGCCTCAGCTAACACAATACTTGTCGTAGTGCCATCACCAGCAACAGTAGCAGTGCGCTCTGCCGCCTGACGCATCATCATAACAGCCAAATTCTCAGTCGGATCATACAAGTTGATCGACTTTGCTACCGTTACACCGTCCTTTGTGACAGTCAAACCTCCAACATGGTTCTCAGATTCAATCAATACAGTACGACCTCTCGCTCCTAACGTACTTTTTACAGCTCCAGCTATCTTTTTGATGCCTTTCTTGAGCTTTTTTTGGCCATCATCGCCAAAATGGATCTCTTTTACTATCATTTTATTATATTTTGTCACAAAAATAGCAAATATTTGCTATATAAAACAAAAAACCCCGACTTTTTATCGGGGTTTGTTACATATTTGTCTAAATATGTAAGAAAACTATTTCTTTTCTTTCTTAATCTTTGCTGATATCGTATTTCGATTCGCTGGATTATTCATAGACTCACGATATCCCTTCATTGCCTCAGGTGTGAAGAACTTTGCTCCTGGCTTCTCCTTAGCTTGAGCTCTAACAACCTCTCTACCTTCATCATAAAAACTTCTAGCCTCAAGGTTCTTATCGAAATATTTACCAGCTTGCTTTGCCTGCTTATTCTCAGCTCTTAAATTCTTTATCTCCTTACGATATCCTTGTATTCTCTCAGATTTTGATAAAGACTCAGAAGCAGGAGTAACTCCTCTCCTTACATCCTTAATTCCTTGACGTAACTCTCTCTTCTCAGCCTTAATAGCACCACGTCTCTCAGTAATGTCAGATTTTGTCTGACCCTCAAAACCACCGTAATATGCCTTAGCTTCTTTACCCTCCTTGTTGTAAGAAAGACCAGCAACCTTAGATTTTAAACTGATGTCAGAAACTCTAGCACTCTTCAACTTACCTTCATTCCTAGCAGCATTCCTAGCAGTACTCTTTGTTACCTTCGTCTCAGTATATCTGCGTGATGGTGCTTGCCACTCAGGAGCTTGCTCTTCTGTTTTTTTAGTGATAGATATTTTACCTTTTGGCTTTTCTATTATATTACCAACATTCTTTTTTGTATTTATGCCTTCAAATGTCTCATTCTTTTTTAAATTCCTCATTCTAGGTATCTCCAATTCATTTCTATTGATTTCCTTTTCTTTCTCATATACAGGACCAGTAGGTGCACTTGGTTTATTAAACCACTCGTGAGCAGCACCTAAATAACCACTATATGAACCTTTTTCACCTTTAGAAATAACATCAACATTACTCTTACCGTATCCTTTTGATACCATAACCTTAGATGCTTTTAACCCACCATACTCTTCAGACTTACGCTTGTTATATTCATCTAACTCTTGAGGATTTAAATATCTACTTCCATCTTGAAAAAAAGTCATATCCCTTCTACCTTTTACATTCTTCTCATTGTAAACCTTCATCTGTTTATTGTAAGAACTCATTTCACTTTCATACTTACTTTTAGCAGACTTATTTCTTTCTTGTATAGAAGCATTTTCCTCTACATCCTTCCATGTAGATTTTTTCTTAGGTTCATCACCCTTAGTAATTCTCTTTAGTGCCATGTTAACGTAAATCTTATAATTAATAAACTTATCTGCAACTCATTGAAATCAAACTCATCGTCAGGCCCATAATACTCGAAACCAACTAGCAATCCTTGAGGTATGTCAATGATTATATGCAAAGTTAAATATTTTTCTTTAATTTAATTCTGTCAATCACATTTATAGACTTCTCAACTACCTTCTTGCCAGGTCGGCTTACTACCTTCTTACCATCAGAAATGTCAATCGTCTTTCTCAACTTACCAGACCTGTCGAACTTCTCAATCTTTACATTCTTCTCACTTACTGGCTTACCTCCCCTAATGGCCTCAAAGCTCTCACCAGTAATCTTCTTGCGAACAACATCTCCCCTCTTTACATAGGTCTTTTTCTCAGTCCAATTAACACCCCTGTAGTTCTCATTCTTAACCATCTTACCAGTAGTCGGGTCTTTACGCATAGTCTTGTCAACTACCTTTATCTCTCTTGGCATATCTATTTTTTGGTAAATATACATAATTTTTGGGTAATACCCCCATTCCACGAAAAATTACGCGCGGGGAAAACGATCTAGATTTTGACTGGGGGGTATTGATTTAAGATTTTTATGCAGAACTTTTCAGCTTTTTGCCTGCCGTCCTGCCTGCCTGCCTGCCGTCTTGTTAGATCCCCCTACCTACCTACGTTGTATGTTGTTCTGCCTGCCGTCCTATCTGCCTACCTTGAGACCAATACAGCTGCCGACCTTCCGATCGATCTGTATTATAATTGTCATTATGTTAAATAGAAATGCCGACCAATCTGCGTGACTGACTGAAAACCAATCGGTTAGCAAACTTCGTTCGGTCCATCTTTCGCGCGCTTTGAATGAGGGGGTTAGGTCTTATTCATTTTGCACATCTTTAAACAATTTCGATATCAATTATAATTTTATCGCATAACTTACTGATTCACAGCAATTTACGTTATCACATCAGACACGTTAGATGTCTTAACTACGTGAAACTACGTAGATCAATCTAAGTGTAAACACGTATTTTTATAATCTTATTGTTGAAAATTGTTGATAATCTGAAAAACCGACGTATCTTTGTTATAAGCAAACGAGCTAATAATAACACAAACTTCTAGATGTACGATTGATGAGATTAGATTGCTAGAGGTTGATTGAAACAATAAAGCTTTACTGGATTGCCTTTCGAGGATAAACAATTCAAAAAGTGGTTTAAAGTAAATCAGTGTTAATCAAATAAAATTAAAGTTCTTTGATTCTCGGCAAGTGAAAAAGATTGCAACAAAAAGATAGAACGTAAAATAGTTGCTTATATGCTTGTTCTAGAGGTGGAAGACCTTGGTACAATAGACCTAAATTTTCTCTATTGTTTCGATAATATACCATTGAAAATTAAACTTTAATAACTTGTGGTGGTTCGATTCCATCTATATAAGCGAGGTGCAAGTTAACACAATAGCTGCCGATTGAATGACAATTTTATTCGAGCGATACGAACGGCAGCACTAACCAATTAAACCAACAATCATGAAAACAGTAGATTTTTTATTTACAGCGTTTACCTATGCAATGGGTATAGGAGCATTTTTAGCAATCACTATCGGATTTATTAACGTTGCACTGGGTAACGTTATTTCATTCTAAAGGTTAACTGAAGATGGATTCAATATCCGAAACGACATTCACAAGATGTCGTCTTAACCAATTAATTTTTTAGCCATGTCAACAAAAATTTTAAAGATCGAAGGACGTTTCGAAATTTGGGGATTCTTTTTGAACGGAACGTTAATTAAAACAAGAAAAGTATTAATACCTTTTAACAATAGATAGTCATGCAAGCAATAATAGAATTTTACAAACCATATCACAAAGATATAGTTGTAATCAACAGGGAATTTAACGATATCAACCACATGAATAACTTCATTAAGTATGTCGTAAAGAAATATAATTACACGTTAAACGAAATATACTACTAGTCATGGGAACATTTGTTTATTTACTATTACTGTATTCAGTAATAGCAACATTAAAAATAATAACACTTAAAAAATAGAAATCATGAATCAAGTACAATATCATTTGCACTCTAAGATATTTATTAGGGGAGCAGTAGAGAAAAAATTAACCAAAGAAGAATTTTCTAATTGGAATAAGTCTAGACAAATTCGATTTGAGAAACAAGTATTTAAACAATTTAAAAAATAGAAATCATGAAATTAGTATTTAGAATTGGTGATACATTGCAAGTAATAAGCAAATCAACCACTAGCAACAAAAAAATCGAAGCAGACAATAAGAGAAAAATTGTCCAAACGTACACATTCAGCAGAAAACAGTATGAATTGATTGCAAACGGAACGAACGATGGGATGAAGACTTT